AGAGGGTGTATGCAGGGTGGTTGGCGGAGAGAACGGTTAATTCAGGTACGTTTCCAACCATTCTTGCATAACCACGGTCTTGGCCGAACTTTCTGGAGAGTTCATTCCAGATAGTTAACCATTCACCCCAGTGTTTGTCGATACGGGTGCCACCGATTTCGAGTTCAACAGTTTCGATTAAGGCGTGGCCGAGAGATGTAACCCATGCCCATTTGACACCAGTGTAGGCAGTGGAAACAGTTGAGTCTCCTTGGGATACTTGTACTCTGAGGTACATTTTGGTGATTAAGTCACCGTTACGTACGACAGGGCATTGTACTTTGCGTCCGAAATCACCGGTTCCGTTGAAAGTTTGTTCGATTGATTCCATTGCAAAGTTAGTGTGTCTTCTGTATACTACTTTGAAGAAAGTGATTTGAGGATTACCAGTAAGGTAAACATCTTGTGCGCCATAAGCTACTAATTGCATTAAACCGCCACCCATGATATATATAACTTTAATCTAGAAAAAAAATTTCTTGAAACTAATTTATTAAAAAAATAAAAACTATACTATTTTTTTAATTTAAAAAGAAAGCTTGTTTATTTAATATATATGTTTAAAAAGAAGAATTCCAAATACCATTCAATTCTTCAATCAATTAAAAAAACACCATCAAAATCTAATTTAGCAACGAGACATGAAGAAGTTATTAATGATTTTGACAAAAATAAAAAACAAATTGAGGATTTAACAACTGAACTTAAAAATATAGAAAATAAATTAAAAGATACGCACAATGTATCTGAAAAAAATACAATCAATATAAAAATATTAGAAATAAAAAATCAAATTCAACAATTATCATTATATGATGAATTTGATTATTATCACGATGTATTTGATATATTAATGGAATATGAAGATGATACCCAAGATAAATTTAATTTATTAAATCAATATTTATCTAAAGTTGATAAGGAAACAGTTAATAAAGGTAATAAAAAAAGAAATAAATTTGATAATATTTCTAAATTATGTGAAAAATGTAATGATGAAATGATTTTAGATTTACATAATGGTTTATTAGTTTGTAGAATATGTGGAGAAAGTCAAACAATTTTAGTAGAAAGTGACATTCCAAATTATAAAGAAGATAGTAATGATACAAAAACATATGTTGCATATAAAACGATGAATCATTTTAATGAATGGTTAAATAAAATTCAAGGAAAAGAAGTTATAGAATTAAGTGATGAAGTATGTGAGAAAATTAAGAAAGAAATAAGTAAATATAATTTAAATGGTAATCCACAAAATATTCCGCCTCAAAATATGAGAGAAATTTTAAGTAAACTTGGATTAAATAAGTATTATGATGATATACCTTATATTATTTTTAAAACTACTGGTAAAGAACCACCTATAATATCAAGAGAACAAGAAGAAAAATTAAGACAAATGTTTAGAGAAGTACAAGAACCATTTAAAATTTATAAACCAAAAGATAGAAGAAATTTAATTAGTTATTCATATATAATATATAAATTATGTGAATTAACTGAATTAGATTATATTTTACCATTTATCACTCTATTAAAATCTGATCAAAAAATTAAAGATATGGATATTAATATATGGAAGAAAATATGTACTCATTTAAATTGGGAATTTATTCCTAGTATTTAATATAACAATATGTTATTTTTATATAATAATTATATATAATTATTATATGACTGGCGGATTAATACAAATTGTTGCATATGGTTCAGCAGATATATATTTAACTGGTATGCCACAAATAACATTTTTTAAATTAGTATATAGAAGACATACACATTTTGCAATTGAAAATATTGAACAATCGTTTAATGGTGTTAAAAATTTTGGAAATACATTATCATGTACAATTGATAAAATAGGAGATTTAGTAAATAAAATGTATTTAAAGGTTGTTTTACCAAATGTATCTTTACCAGATCCAAATTATGTATCACCATATAATCAACAAGATAAATTTGAATTAGATAATTTAAATATTCAATATAATGAATTTAAAATTTTAATAAATTATTTTTATAAATTTTACCGAGAATTAAATACTCTTATAAGTACTATCAATCAAAGTATTATTCTACCAAGTATATTTAATAAAGTTGCTCAATTAGCAAATATGTATTATAATTTACCAGAATATAATACTTTAGTAACTAAATATAACAACACATATAACAAAAAATATTTAATTAATGATTTTATAATTGATGAAAAAATTTTTAATAGTCCTGATATAAGTAACTATGATTTTATTAATTTTAGAATTGTAGATATTGATATTATAAAAATTATAATTAATTATAAATTATCATCATTCAATACTTCTATTGATTTAATTAATAAGTTAAATAATGAATTAAATAATTTTAAAAATAATACATATAAATTAGATAAATATATCTTCCAAAATATTCAAAATTTTAGTAGATCACATAAAAATTATCCTAATTATAAATTTGCATGGGTTAATAAAATTGGTCACCAATTAATAAAAAATTTAACATTAGAAGTTGGTGGTCAATTAATAGATAGACATAATAATGATTGGTTTAACATTTGGAATGAATTATCTTTAAATACAGAATTAGAACCAATATATAATAAAATGATTGGAAATGTAGATCAATTAATTAAATATGATTATTCAAATAAAAATTCATATACATTATATATTCCATTACAATTTTGGTTTAATAAATATATTTCTGCTTCATTTCCTTTAATATTTTTAAGATATGGTGATATTAGATTTGAATTAGAATTAAATGATATAAGAAAATTAATTATGTCAAATGCACCACCTGGTTATGATTATGATACTGCTATACAATTAATTGATGTAAGTTTATTGGTTGATTATATATTTTTAGATACTGATGAAAGAACTAAATTTTCGCAATCAACACAAGAATATTTAATAGAAGTTGTTCAAAATTATAATTATACAAATATTAATTCTACTAATATAACTCTTGAATCATATTTTATTAACTCTATAAAAGAAATATATTGGGTAGCTCAATCAAATAATAATTTATTGTTAAATTTTAATAATACATATGATCTTGGTATTATTTATAAAATTAATAATATTGTAAAAACTGGGAATAATTATATAGAACAAAAAATACAATTATTATTAGGAAATCATATATTTAATAATGGTGATATTGTTGAAATATTTAATTCTGAAAATTATAATAATAAATATAAAATAGTATCAGTTGATTTAACAACAATTACTATTTATTCTAAATTTTATAAAAATGAAATAGATTGTTTTATTAGATTAATTCAATCTAATAATAATTTAGATGTAAATAATTTTAATCCATTTATTAATACAACTTATAATTTTGAACAATATAATAGATTTCAAAATTATGACCAATCATATACAAACTTTGTTCAACCATATCAATACCATAATAAAACACCAGCAAATGGTATAAACTCATATTCTTTTGCAATTAATCCAGAAGAATATCAACCAAGTGGTACTGTAAATATGAGTAATTATAAATATAAATCTTTTGAATTCAAATTTGATCCAAAAGTAATAAATTTTATAGTAAATAATAATGATACATTAATAATCAAAACATATTCACTTGGATATAATATGATATCATTAAAAAATGGTATGGCTGGTTTGGTATTCAATATTTAATAAAAATAAAAATTATATGATATAATATTTATTTTTAGGTGTTAATATTTATATGATATTTTAAAATTAAAAAAAAGTTTAGTTGACTCTTCGATATGTATAATTATTAAAAAATTGATTAGTTAATTATCTAATAATATTTTTCTGTTAATATTATTATAACATTGAGACGAATTAGCGAACTTCTTAAGGACACCAAACCCTTTTTTAAAGTATGTACTAAACCATTAATTAATCAAGTTAATCTCTGGAAAAAATATATCCCAAATATTCAACCTTATTATGCTGTAAAGTGTAACAACGATGATTATTTATTGAATATACTTGCAAAAAATCAGATTAATTTTGATTGTGCGAGTAAGGGAGAAATAAAACAAATACTAGATTTAGGAATAGATTGTAATCGTATAATCTATGCAAATCCATATAAGAGCAATTCGTCAATTGAATATTCGACAGATAAAAATATTCCATTAACAGTAATTGATTCTGTCGAAGAATTAGAAAAAATTAAAAATAAAAATATTGAAACATTAATTAGAGTTAAAGTGAATGATAAAGAATCATTAATGCCATTTAGTTCAAAATTTGGAAGTTCATTTGAAGAAACTATTAGTATTTTAAAATTAGCAAAATCATATAATAAAAATATTAGTGGATTCTCATTTCATGTAGGTAGTGGTTGTTATAACCCATATCAATATTTTGATGCAGTTAAAATGATATATGATATTATAAATAAAACAAAATATTTAAATCATAATTATAAAATAATTGATATAGGAGGAGGATATAGTGGATTATGTGAAGATGAATTTATAAAACAAGCATCATCAATTAATAATTCATTAAAACTATTTGAAAATAATATTAATTTCTTAAATGGTATTAAATTTATATCAGAACCTGGAAGATTTTATGTAACTAAAACCTATACATTGTATGTTCCAATTATAGCAAAAAGAAAAACAAATAATAAAATATTTTATATCATTGATGAATCAATTTATTCATCATTTTCAAATATAACATATGATATGTATAAACCTAAATTTGAATTAATGAAAGATTTTGAAAATAAAGATTCAAAAAGTAAAAATGAAAAGAAAACTTTATTTGATTCAGTAATTTTTGGAAGAACGTGTGATTCTGCTGATAGAATATTAGAAACTGAATTACCAGAGTTAAATATTGGAGATTACTTTGAAGTTAAAAATATGGGAGCATATACTACAGTTTCTTCAACAAATTTTAATGGATTTGAAACGACCGAAAAAATTTATTTATGTTAATAATTTAATTTATAAATTAAATTAATTACTTATATTTTTATTTAAAAGATCATTATATAATAGAATTATATGCCTTCGGGAATCTTACAATTATTAGTGAGTGGAGCCCAAGATAAAATATTAGTATCTAACCCACAATTTAATTATTTCAAACAGGTATATATGAAGCATTCTAATTTTTCAATATTTAATTATGAAATGCCAGTAGTATCTAAATTTGATTTTGATAGTACTATTCAATTAGAAATACCTAAAAATGGAGACTTATTAAGAGGTATACAAATAAAAGTTGAGTTGCCTGCTTTATCTGTATTATATAATAATCCTCTTGATGTTGAAATAGAAAATATTAAAAAGAAGAATTCATATATACCTATAAATTTAGAATTATATGATTATAATTTATATAATTTAAATACTTTAAAAAATATATTAGAATATCAACAAGAATTTACTACAATAATACCAAATTATGAAGTATATTTATATGATTTTAATACTAATACTGAAAAATATAAAGTTATTATTCCAAAAATAGATTTAAATCAATATATTAATCCATCAAATAAAGAATATTATTTTGAAATAAATCCAGATTCATTTTTATTTAGTAATTCAAATGTTGCTTTTAGTTATCCATTAATAAATACACCAAATGTTATAACTAATTTTGATGATTTTAATAATAAACTTATATTATATGCAAATAGAAATAATAAACTTACACCAACTATAAATATAATATCTAATTTATTTAATAAAAAAGACAATAATTTATTGTTAACATCCAATAATATAAAAAATATGTTATTAAAAAAAATAAAACAAAATATGTTTCAATATGAAGAAATATTAGCTGTATATTATATTACAGAATATATCAATTCAGTTAGATTTATTAGACCAATATTGTTGTATGATGATACTTTAGTTAAAAATCGTATTCATGGAGGCGATAATGATTTAATTGGATTTCAGGAATATAATGATACATATTATGAAACTATTGATTTAACACAAGTTATTTTAATATGTACAGTTGATAATTCAATATTAAATATATTAAATAGTAGATTATTATATGTATTATCACCAAATAAATCTAAATATAATATTAATTATAATGGTAAAATTTATGGATTATTAAATATATTAAAAATTGATTACATAACTAATACTATATTTTCATCAACATTAAATTTAAAAAATATTAGTGGATTACCATATTCAAATAATATTGATTTATTAAGTAATATAAATTATATAAAAATTAAAATTACTCCTATAACATCACCATCATATTTTGATTTATTTAATTTTAGTCAACCAATAACTATGAATTCTCTTGAATTAAAACAAAATGGTGATTATATGATTATACTTGATGTTTTTGAAATAAAAGAATCATTAATAAATAAATTTATATATTTTTATTATAATTATGATGAAACATTACCAATAGTATCTCCAATATGTATTTTTAATATATCAAATTTTTATTTTGATAATAATAAATTAATTATCATTTGTGGTCCATTAAATTTTACTATAAAAAATTTTACAAATGATTTTCTTTATTTAGTTGATAATAATTACTTATTTCATACCAATATTAATAATGATTTATTTGATATTAAAAAAATTACTACAAATAATATTGATATTGATACTATAAACTTATATAAATATTATATAACTATTCCAGCAAATGTTAATTTTTATTTAGATAATACACTTGAAACTGAATTAAATCAAAAAAATAAATTTATAAATAATTTTACTACATATTTAATTAATAATGTATATGATAATTACTCAATTTTATATAATATATTTGTAAACAATTTTAAGCAACCCTATACTTATAGATCTACTATACCATATGCAACAAATTTATTCTTTTTTAATACATTTACAAATGATGGTACTGGAATATTAAGTTTAAGTACATTAGGTAGTAGTACATTTGCAATTCAAGATTCAACTGGTGTGTCAATTATGTATAAATTTTTTAATGAAATTTATCAAAAAAGTTTAAAAAATCTAAAAATTATAAACAATTATTATTTACAATATATTAATACTACTGTTACAAATTATGGTGGTAATTATATTAATAATTGGAATTCAATAAATAATACAATACAAAAATCTGGTTATCAATCGAATTTTTTGAGAACAATGAATTTTTTACATAATACCAAATTATATATTTTTGCTAACCTTGATAATTATATTAAATTAACTAATGCATATGTAAATATAGATGTATATGATTCAAAAACATATGTAACTTCTTTATCATTAAGTAATGTAAATATAAGAAAAGTAAATAATTCTTATGATTTATATTTATATTTAAATGATTTTAGTAGCAATATTTCTAATATATTTTTAATAAAAGAAAATTATACATTACATTACAATAATACAATATCTAATATATCAAACATTTCATATGCAGATAGTTTGTATTTTAATGATCTTAATGTATTTTTAAGTAATACAACAATTTTAAATCCTAAAGGACCTATGTCAGGTAATTATATATTAGATGATTATATACTTAATACATTTGATTCTATCAAATTTTCATCTGAAATATATCTATTAGATAAATATCCCAATAATATCACCGTTAGTTTAAATGCAATATTTGATAATAATATATTATATAAAACTATTAATAATAATTATCATGATTTATTAAATAACGTTGATAAAAGAATTAAAGAAGTTTTTAAACAAAATACATATATAAGTGGTCTAAATATAGTATTTGATACAGATTTTGAAAACTTAACAAATGGTGTTAAACTAACAAATTATTTCTATAAATCAATTATAGATAATTATTTTGGGAAGATTTTTACATCATCGTATTATTTTAGTAATAACTATTCAAATATATATAATATATTACCTGATTTTATAAATAATGTATCCACAAATTATACATCTTTTAGTAAATTCATTAATTATATAATAGATAATGATACATTCAGTAGTACTATTTATGGTAAATTATTAAAGACATATATATATTATGTATATGGTAATCAATTATTATATCAAAAAAATGGATATTCACTTAATATTTCAGCCTTAATAGATCCCAATTTTAATTATTCAAATATAGTTAAATTAAATACAGATTTAAGTAATATTTCATCAGTTTATGATGTAGCAAATATTAAATCATATTTAAATACAGTAACTTCTGAGAATTTTAACATTAAAAATTATAAATACAATGTAAATCCTCATTTATATTATTCATATTTAAATTTAGGATATATTGAAAATATTATATCTCTATACACTAATCAAAAAACAGATTTAATAATAAATAATTTTACAAAATTTACATATTTAGATATTGATACATTAATAACTAGTACATTAAATTATTTTGAAGGAACTACATATATACCAGATAATAATATCGGTAATGTTATATTAAAAAAAGGTAATGAATATTATAGTAATATTATTGGATATTCTACTATTAAAAATAATTTTTTAACATATGAAAATAATTTAACTGATATACTATTAAATGATTTAATAACATATTCTAATAATAGAATATTTGATAATACACCATATAATAATAAATTACAAAATATATGTAATTTATTAACACCTGATATAAAAAACTTATTATTATATTTAACTGATACTATTGATAGTATTCAAACATTGAGATTTATTATTAACAATAATTCATCGATAACACAATTACAATTAATTACTAATTTATCTGTTAATAATTTTAATGATTTTACAGTACAAAATGTAAATGATTACCAACTTGAATTTTTCTATGATGTACAAACATATAATTCACTTAAATCTCAAAGAAATTTATATAATTATGATAATATTCTTGTAGCAATTGATAATGATACAGATAATTATTATAATCTTTTATTATCAATCAATGATACAATTCAAATTGGATCTTCTTTAAAGAATCAATATAATTATTTAACAAATTATAATCCAGGTGCTGATATATATAATATTGTAAATCAAAAAGATATATATAGTAAAATTATAATTCCAGATTTAACAAATTTAAAAATACTAATATCATCTAGACAAGATACATATTTAAATGAATATAATACATTCTTAAAAAATACTGATTTATTAAAAATAAGTGATGATCTTGAATTAAATACAATTAATAATACAATTAAATCAATTGATATTAATTCACATAAATATGTTGAATCATTATCTTCAATGGATCAGTTTGATGTTTATAATCGTAAATTATTTGGTTATAATATTGATACATCAAATGATATAATTTATGATATTCCTAATAGTTTATCTCATTCATTTTTTATAGCAAATTCATTAATAAGTGTTTCAAATAAAGATTATTATAATAGATCAGTATTGGATTTAAATACATATGAAACAGAAACCAAAACATATGAATATCAAATAAAAAGAATTCAATCATATTTTTTCAGTAAAGTAAAAGATTCAAATGATTCAGATTTAAATTATCTCAAACCATATTATGCACTTGAAAATTATGATATGTTTAAAGTAAATCCAATATTTATATCTCAATTAAATAAATTTTATAATTATGAAATACCAAATGATATAATTAGTAATATTACAAATCTAACAAAAATAGATAATAATTTGAATATGTTTGATCATAATTATCAACGTATTATAAATAATAGTTTTTATTATACTGATACTTTGACGATCCTTGATAATTTAAAAATTAATAAATCAATATCAAACTCAGATGTATTAACAATGAAATCATTTTTAGCAAATAGTGTAATCTATACAAATTATACAATTAATTGTGATAGTAATACATTGGTTTTAACAGATAAAGCACCATACTATTTAATAAATAGAGGATCTATAAATTATATATCAAATGGTACTAATAGTTTATATATTCCTATAATTAATAAAATTATTCAAAAAAATAGTATATATGATATTTCAAATTATAATACTTCATCTTATTTTGACTTTTTTTATTTAAATTTTTTATATATTTTATTTGATTTATATTTGTTAGATGGAAATATGAGAATTTCTTGGAGTTCTATTTCTAATAGAAATAATATTACTTTTTTTCAAAATGATAAAAACTTTTCATTTGAAACATGTTATAGAACATTATTAAATGAATACTTTTATTTATTATTAAAAGGAAAAACAGTATATGAAAATACTAACATGGTATACATAAATTATAGTTCAATTAATGATATAATTAGTAAAAGATTTAATTATAATGTGTTAAAAGATTATATATTATATACATCATTTAATGAAAAATCATTTGATTTATTTAATGTTCAATCGGATTATAAAATTGATAATGTAATTAAAAATCATTATTATTCGGAAAATTTTGGAATTATATTTTCAATTAAAAATTCATTCAATGATAAAAATTTTAAACACTTGATTGATCTTACAAATTATAACAACAAATTTTTATCATATTTAATAAACACACCAGATATATCTAATATAGAAAAAGTTCAATTATCTTTTCTAAATGCAGCTAATATATATAATGATTTTACATTTTATCAAAATTTAGTTGTTACCAATTATGATTATAATTCTATATCTAATTCATCATTACTAAATTCAAATATATATAATTCTATATTTAATGTACAATCAAATAATGGAAATTTAATAATTAATATGAATGATATTGCCAATATTAAAAAAGAAATTATGAAATATTGTTTAAATGAAATTAAGAATTCAAATACAATTACTAGTACAACATATTTTAATGGTAATATATCTATCCAAGAATTATCAATTAATAATTTAAACTATAATGGTAATTTAATTACTCATATAGATTTGCATCCTACTGAAAAAACATTCAGTATATTACAATATGATTCATCTAATAATTCATTTGATCCTTCTAATATTAGTTCATTGACTTTATGGTTAGATGGTTTAGATAAATCAAATATATTCATTGATGCAAAAGGTTTAAAGAATATTTCAAATATAGGTGATAAAGTTGGTAGATGGAATAATAAAGCAAATATTAATGATAATATAATTCAAAATTTACAAGTATTCAAACCAACATGGGCAAATTGTATTTCATTTAGTGGTAAAACATATTTTAAATCAAATATAAATATTAATTCAAAAGCATCTATATATATTGTAAGTGATATACCAACTAAAGGGGGGTTTTTATTTAATTTTGATAATGATCCAACCGGAAATAATAATGTAGGTCCTGCAATATGGACTGATGGACCATTTGGAGATTTTGCATATAATGATTATAATTATAATGTAGAAGAAACATTTGATTCTAAACAAAATGGAAAAAATATTTATAATATTGATAGAATAATTGGATCAAATATATTTGGATATTTAAATGGATATAAAGTATTTTCAAATTATTCTACTACAAATATTTCTCCAAATATAAAATTATCTTCATTCCCTGGATATCTAGATTCAAAAAATAATTTATCTGAATCAATAAGTGGTAATATTTATGAAATTTTGATATTTAATGATATTTTAACATATGATGATAAATATAAAGTTAATAAATATCTAGCAACTAAATGGGGATTTATTGAAAAAATAGAAAATACTGGTATGGTAAAATATTATGATTTTCCTTTTGATTATTTACCCAAATTATATGATTATAATGTATCATCAGGTAATTTATTAATATATCACAATCATTATTTTGATGATAATTTTGCAAATATATATGATAATGTATATCTAGAATATAGAAATATGTATAATGATATATCATATAAAATTTCAAATGTAATTGATATTTCCAATATTGTAAATTATATGTATTTTACAGATTTTATATCTGATATTAATTCAATTATAATAAATAATGATTTTGTTTATGATTTGGATTTAAATCAAAATACATTTAATATAATTAATGGTAATATTAATATAAATAATAGTATTTTACAAAATTATAATGAATATATTAATCAAATTAATAAATATAAAAATAATTTTAATATTAAAGATTCATTTGATTTTATAACTAATCCATTAAAATATGATACCAATTATATCAGATATAAATTAATGAATTTTGGTTCGATATTTAATTCAGATTCAAATATATTCCATGAAAAAGTAGAAAAATTAATTGAAAAAACAAATTATATTCCATTTAATACAAATGATAGATTTTATTATTTTAATGAAATTGTTGGTTTATTTTTTAATATAACAAATTCTGGAAAATTTAATTATGAAGCATTAAATTTAGCGAATTTATATATTGGAAATACAAAAATACCAAATGAAGTATATCCAACAGATTATTCAGTTGCAAGTTATAATTTTGCTGATTATCAAAGTGGAAAAGATCCAAATGTATTAATATTAAATCGCGTGATTGATATAAATAATAGAAAAGAAGATCTTTATGATGAAAAAATAAGATTATACGACAATGTCTTAGCAGAAATAAAACAAACCAATGGTGCAATATTAAATTATAATGTAACAAATAAATTGGTGGAAATTGAAAAATTAAGACCAGAAAAACCATTAGTATGTTGGATAGAAAAATTAGGTTTCTATTTTTCAGATTTCTTTGAATTTTATATTGGTAATCAAGTAATTGAAAGAATAGAAGATGATTTTATGAATATTAGAAATGAAATTGGAGGTAAATCAGAATTAAGAAAGGCTCTTGCAAAAATGATAGGTCAAGATAAAAAATTAGTAATTAAGCAAACTCAATTAGGTATTTATACATTATATATTGATATACCATTTTATTTTAATAGATATAGACAAAATCATGCATGTGCAATACCTTTAATAGCATTATTATATAATAAATTATATCTCAAATTAAAATTAAAGAGTTTAGATAAATTATTAACTACAACAAATAATACAACAGTTACAAAATTATCAAAAATGAAAATGAACTTAATGCTTGATTATATATTATTAGATATGAATGAACGATTAAAATTTGCTGAATCTAAGCATGAATATTTAATAGAACAAGTACAATATTCAACATTTACCTCATCAGCACAAAATATAACAAATACAATTAAATTAAATTTTAAAAATCCTACAAAAGTTATGATTTGGTACGCACAAACATTAAATAATATAATTAATAAACAATATTATAATTATACCTTAGATAAATACTATTTAAATATAAATAAATATAGAGCTGGTGATGAAGTTGAAAATCCATATTTAACTGAAGCAAAAGATTCTCTAAAATATCTCATTAAAGGATTGTTAAGTAGAAATACTAGAAATAATATAGTCTTTAAAGAATCTGAAATAATAAAAATGCCATTCGAAAATTTTAGACCAGAAATAAAAAATAAACTAAAAAATTCTGTATTACCAAAGTCAATTCCATTAATTGCAAATTCAGAATTAAAAGTAAATGGACATACTAGATTTTCAGCAGATTCTTATGAAACTCAATTAATTAGACCTTATACATATTTTAATAATTCTGATACTAAAGGAATAAATGTATATAATTTTGGATTATATCCATTACAAACACAACCTTCTGGAAGCATTAATTTTAGTTTCTTAAATGATATTAACTTATTATTAGATTTTAATCCAATTCCAGATCAAGAAATCAAAGTTAGAATAATGACAGTATCATATAATTTGTTAAGAATAATGAGTGGTTATGGAGGATTAGGGTTTGATACAATTTAATTTTTAATATTAATTTGTTTAATAATATTAAATAAAATAATATATTAAGTAAAGAATGGGAGGTGGTTTAGTTCAACTAGCTGGATATGGAATACAAGATATGCTTCTAACTTATGAACCTACAATTACATATTTTAAAATGGTATATAAGAGACACACAAATTTTTCAACTGAATCTATTCCTCAATTTTTCCAAAATAAGCCAAATTTTGGAGGAAGATATACATGTAATATATCAAAACAAGGGGATTTAATGGGACAAATATATTTATGTGTAACATTACCAAATTTACCAAAGATTATTGATACTAATTATATAAATCAAGATTCTACATTACAATATAATACAATAACTGCTTGGGTAGAAAAGATTGGGTTTGCTATAATTAAAACTATAGAATTTGAAATGGGTGGAAAAATTATAGATAAATTATATGGTGATTGGTTAAATATATGGTATGAATTAACACAAAAAACTAATAAACGTGCATTAGATAATATGATTGGTAATACTCCACAATTAAAATCATATAACAATGGCAAGGGATCATATTTATTGCATATTCCAGTACCATTTTATTTTTGCAAATATAGTGGATTAGCAATTCCATTAATTGCATTAGAATATACTGATGTAAAAATTAATGTTGAATTTAATAATTTATTAGATATATTAATAGTTGGACCAACAAATTATATAACTATTAATGAAAATGTAGTTAATTTTAATACAAATGAAATATTAGTTCAAACTATAAATAACACAAATGTATATGGAAAATTTATTAAATATGATGAAAATACTAATAAATTATATTATATAAAAATAAGCAATACAACATCATTTGTTTCTGGTACTTCAATTATTGGTACTAATTCAAAATATACTGTAATGCCTAATGGAACTGAAATAAATTATCTTGCTAAAATAAAAAGTTGTTATAATTTTGATACTATAACATTAGGATCAACATTTTTATATGTTGATTATATATATTTAGATAATAGTGAAAGATTAAAATTTGCTAGATCAAATCACGAATATCTTGTCGAGCAATTACAATTTGATAATGAAAAAATATTAATTAATAATAGTAATAAAATTAATGTATTATATAATAATCCTACAAAAGCAATATATTTTGTAGCTCAATATGATTATATTGCAGAATCAAATTTAAAAGATTTATTTAATTATACAAATAATATTGATAAAAAAATTGGAACAAATCTTATTAATAATGTATCCTTTTTAATGAATAGCAAAGATAGAATTACTCCAAGATCAGCTGATTATTATTCATTAATTGCAAATTATCAAAATTTTTCAAATGCATCATCAACTGGTATAAATATATATTCATTTGCAGTTAATGCTGAAGAATATCAACCTAGTGGTGCATGTAATTTTTCAAAAATTGATGATATTACTCTATCTTTAGTTGTTGATAATTTAGTTAGTTATTATAATCCGGCAAAAGCAAGAATTTATGCATTAAGTTATAATATATTAAAAATTACTAATGGAGTTATTGAATTAGTATTTTAATATATAAAAAAAATTATTTACCAGTGGATCCAAATCCACCAGTACCTCTTTCGGTTTCATCTAATGTATCTTTAAATACTACATTAAATGGTTCAAGTGTTGGCATACAAAGTTGAAAGAGACGTTCACCAGCTTTTACTTCAAAAGGTTCATTGGTTCTATTATCTACTTTTGCCATAATATTACCACGATAACCATGGTCAATAATACCTCTACTATTTGACATTCTAAGTGGAGTTTTTGAAATACTTGATCTGGGTTCAAGAGAATATCCACTTACTTTTTCAAATTGAGGAGAAGCTCTAATTTTAAAATCAATTGTAAATCCAAGTGCATTTGGTGGAACTACAAATGTTTCAGGACAATATAGATCATAACCACTATCTGTTGCAAAATTTGTGCGTTCTTTATAATATTGAGATAAATTATTATCTACAAGTTGGATATTAAGAGTATTCATTTTATATACCATTATAGGTTTATAGAATAAAATTTATATAAATCAATTTTTTAATATATTTAAACTACTTGAACTTTTCCTCCGAGAGCGATAACTACACGGAAGAGCTTGTTTTCAAGTTTTTGTCTGGATTTCATTGCCATGTTATAGGCTTCAACAGTTCTAGTGATAGTTCCTTCATCAATATTCTTTTGATCTTTAACATTTGCATTTCCAGATGCAATTGCATTGTTAAAGGTATTTAATTTATCACGAGAATCTTTAACTGCTTTTTCAGCTGCTTCTAAATCAGTTATTAATTTATTTACTTGAGTTTTAGTTGCATCTGCTAAACTTGCATCTTTAGAATGTAAGGATTGTTCTAATGATGCAAGAGCTGCTTTTAATGATGCAGATATGAATGAACTATCACTTACTGGTCTCCATGATGTAGGAGATGAGACAGTTCCTAACATTAAAGGAAGTTGTCCTCCTCTCATTTGAGCCATTGCATAACCAGCACCTCTCATTTCAATAGGATAATGAGGGTCTAAGTCAGCTGATAATTGTCCTCCTCTCATTAATTGAACTGAAACTTGGGGACCATTAAAAGGAAATGGAGCACCAAACATAGGTGCAGGTTGAGCTACTCTTGCATATGCTAATTCAGATTGTCTCTTACGTTGTTCCATTACAACGGCAGCAACCATGGGGTTAGCTAAGAGTAAATTTAAACCATGGTTAGGATTTACTTCTATTTGTTGGTGTTTAAATGATGCTTCTACAGCTCCATTGGTTGCTAAATAAAGTCTGATATTCTTGGCAGCATCAGAATTATCTTCTAAAAGTTTGATTAAATCTGCAACAGATTTACCAGAGGATTTTAAAGTTGGAGGGGCAGGACCACTAGCAGCGGCTGGTGCACTAGGATCAACAAAAACTCCAAGTAATATGTCTTGATTTGATTCATTAAATGAATGAACAAAATCGTGTACATTGCGTGGTGCGGCATTACCAATAACTGCAGCTAATCCATTTTGTGCTGTAGCTTTTGCAGCATCTCTTTCAGCTTGAGTTTTAGAATTATCAACACTGGTAATCATTGCACTTATTACATTTTCTGCATTAGAAAAAGCAGGTTGAGGAAAAGAAGAAGGTTTACCTGTTACATTTAAAGTGATTGGCATTCTATATTATATATTATTATATAATAAAAAATTATTTTGCATTTTAAAAACTAAATCTTTTTATTAAATTTTTATTTACCTGTTTTGTACTAAACACTATTTCATATAAAATTCCAAGTACCAATCCAATAGATATATTATCATTAAAATTGGTTAATCCAAATAGTATTAATTTTTCCCAATTTTCTCTACATCTTAGTAAAACATCAAATATTAATAATACATTTTCTTCTGGTTTTTCTGTTAATAATCTATTATTTTTATCGCAGTAATTTTCTAAAAATGTTTTATTTCTATTATCAACAATATATTCTATTTGTTTTTCTAAATATGTATCTTTTCTAAAATTATTTTCGTAGTAATTATTCAAGTAATCTATATATTTTTCACTATTGTCTATATCTTTTAAATCTTTATTTATTAATCCAATCCATTTTGACATAGATATATCATTTAATGCATAATTAATAAATAAACCACATGTAGTTGTTGCTAATATATGATTTGAATCATTCGTATATTTTTCAATATATTCTTTTAATTCTTTAATTAATTCCTTTTTATCTTTAATTTTTAAAGCAAAAGGTATTGATAAAAATAATAAATTATAGTATTCATTTTTCTTACCAGTATTGGTTAATAATTTAATAGTATTTACATTAAAATGATCAATATATAATTTTGATTTTTCATAGTTTTTAATTATTTTTTCAAATTCATTCTGCACTTTTTCTTTATCATCAAAATTATCATATAAAATTTCATTTAATTTTAAAAAATAATGATGAACATTATCACATTTAATATGTGATGTTCCACCATATTGGGATAAAATAAAACTATATATATAAAAATTTGATCGAATTATTTGGTTTATATCAGTATTTGAATTTAATGCTTTATTTAATCCAAATTTTTGACCAATAACTAAAGATATAGCACCTATAGATGTTGTTATATACATTATTTTAAAATCTTTAATATTTGAAAAATTGTATTTCATTTATAATATAAATATATAATAATAATATTGTAATATAATGGATTTAATTCAAGTCTATGTAAAGTATAACTTATATGAAACATTAGAATTAACAGATGATGCAACAACAAATGATATTAAAAAAAAATATAAAAAATTAGCAATTAAATTTCATCCTGATAAATATTTAAGTTCAAATGAACTATCCGATGAAGAAAAACAAACATTACAAGGACACTTTAATTTAGTAAATATTGCATATGACATTTTGTCTAATGATGAAACAAGAAAAATATATGATAAATCTCGTAAGGAACATTTGGATTCAAATCAAATATTTGATCTTAAAAAACAATTTGATACATTTGAATTTAATTATGGTGATAAAGATGTTGCAAAGAAAGCATTTATTGCTGAAAAAGAAAAGATGAATGAAGATAATGAAAAATTAGCTGAAGAAATTAGAGAAAATACAAAGAAAAACTTGAAGAAAACTTTTGAAATAGAACGTGTAGAAAATTTTGATGAATTAATGAATGCATCAAATAAACAAGTAAAACAGGAATATCTTGATAAATTTAATAATCTTTTTGATACTATGAGAAATAAAGGTAATAATAAAAACACTGAAATTATAGAATATAATGCAATTGATAACTTCTCATCATTAGATAATGCATTTAGTTTAATGGAAGTTTCTGATAAAGATTTTGTTGATTCTAAAATGAGTATAGAAGATAGAATGAAATCATACCAAAATCAATATAATAATCTCAAACTACCAGAACCAAAAACAAAAGAATTGCCAAAATTTAATAATTCTGATTTTGATTTTGAAAAAAATAGATTTAATTAAAACTATTTAATTAGTTATAACAATTCTTACAATATTCATATCCTAAATTAATTAATTCTTCTCTAAATGATTCATTTACTGCATAATTAAATGAATTCATCTTTGGCTCAACTATAAATAATTTACATAATTCTTTATATTTTAATATTTTATTTCTTAATGGTTCATTAACTGCTGAACGATATAAATGCAATATATAACTTACAGTCGACATTTCTTTAATATCATATGAGTCTTTATTAGTTTGTAAAGCAATTCCAATTGTGTATTTTAAATCATCGTCATTAATTACTTGTATTGGAAAATTATCTTTGATTACACCATCTACATAAAAATTATTATTATATTCGATAGGTTCAAAAAATAATGGAATACAGCTACTCATTCTTAATGCTAAATATACTGGTATATCTGGAAATCTTTCATGATCAATTAATTCAAATTTATCTAATGTTAAATTTGTTACTCCAATAGTTAATTTCTTTTTTGTTTTTTCATATAATTCTTTTAATGTAATATTTTCATCACAATCTTTATTAATTAAAAATTTTTTTATTAACTTATTGAAATTATCACCATTTGATAATCCTCTTACATTTTCTTCTAATAAAATCTTTTCAAATTTTAAATCAAAAATTTTATTAAAATTAAATTTGATTAAGAATTTATCAATATCTGAATATTTGTATTCAAGAATAATTATTAAATTTATGAATGCACCCATTGATACACCTATAAAGTTATCTATATTATTTAATAAATTATTTTCATTTAAATATTTTATTATACCAAAAAATTGATATCCATTAAATCCACCTCCACTTATAACTAGGTTTTTATAATCAATTTTATTTTCTGTCATTATGAATCATTGATAAAATAATTATTACAAGTAAACCAAATAAAATAATTGAAATGATATTACTATAGTTTTTATTATTTAAAACATCTGTATATTTAGTAAAATCTATAAAATTTTCTGTAAATTTCATAATTGATGGTTGTTCAGCAGTATTTAAACTAAATTTTTCAACTATTTTATTTCTACATTTTTGACATACTTGAAAATGACTAAATAATTTTTGACATTGTTTACCATCATCTTCTTTTACTAATTTTTTTAAATCTCTTAACTCTGTTTTAAAAATACTACTACTTGGTGTAGTCATTTTATCAGATTTATTAGTTTTAATAGTTTTTAAACTTTTTAAATTTATATCACTTATTTCATTAGTTGCATTTTTTACATCAGTAACTGGTAGATTATTATTTCTATATTTATCTAAATCATTAGATATTTTCCAAGCTTCATCTATATTTGAATACATATAATTATATATATTTAAAAATTAATAAAATTAAATATAAAATAATCTAAATATTCTAAAAATATATATATATTATTTTTTATATAGAAGGATGATTCGTTTATATAATATATTTAGTTTCTATATAACATTATAATGTCTAATATTCAACCTAAAAAAATTATTACAACTGATACAGATTTATATTTAAATTTATTAGCGGATGATACAAAAATAAAAGATTTGCCACCACAAAAAATGACAGTTATTAATGAAAATACAAGTGAAGACGATGAACATGTGGTTGATGCATTAAATTTAGAAGGTAATAAAATGAATAATCTTAAATTTCAACAAACTGAAAAACAAAATTCTGAAGGAAGTAATGATGATAGTGGTTCATATTCTGATAGCTATGAATCTAAAACAACAAAAAATAGTGAAAAATCTATTAAAAAAGAAGAAGTTAAAAATAATGTATATGAAATTCCATTTGAGCAATTACCACCTCAACAACAAAGATTAAAAAGACTCGAAAAATTTATGCAATTAAAATATATTAAAGAAAAATTTGGTATATCATTATCAAAAGAATATACTATTAATAGTGATTATAACGAAATGACTGCTGAAATTGAATTTCATACTAATTTTCAAAAGAGAAGAAATGGAATTGAATTTTGGAAATCAACTTTTGTCTATAGCTCCAAAGGCATCGAATATTTAAATAAAACATTTGATCCATTTGGATTTGATTTAAATGGATGGTCTGAACATTTTAGTGCAATTGATGCAAATTCAAATGATGAAATTTTTGGTGAATTATATGATAAATATAAAAGTAAATTTGATGGTTATTCAGTTGAGTTAAGAGCAATCTTAATGTTTGCCGGATCTGCTGGTGCATTTGTAACTGCAAACAGTATATCAAATGTTCCAGGTATGAGTAAGATAAAGGAAAATAATCCTGATTTATTTAATAAAATAAGAGAAAATGTTCAAAATGTTACTAAAACTAAGATAAATAATATGGTACCTAGTAAAGAAAAAATGGAAGCTGTAGAACAAAATGCAATGTTCCAAAAAATGATGCAAGAGAAACAGCAAATGGAAAAAGTAATGGATGCACAAAGACGTGAAATGGAAAGAATGCAAAATACACAACAAAAAATGGTAGAGCAACAACAATCTGAAAATAATAATATAAGAAATAAGATGTCATTAAGTGCAAATGATAATAAAGTTCCACCAAGACAAATACCAACTGCTTCTAAATCTAATATAAATTCTATTTTAAATAAACTAAAACAAAACTTACCTAAAAATAGTGAAACAAGTTCAGTAACTGAAGAAAATACAAGTGATAGACGTGTATTAATGGCATCAACAGTTGATTCTGAAAAACGTACTAATGTAAAAAATAGCACAAAAGGTAAAAAAAGTGTATTAAATATTAGACGCTAAAATAGTAAAAATTAGTATACATAAATTATAATTAAATAATTTATAATTATTTAATAGTAATTAAAATTTAATTTTTGAAAATAGTTGTGAAATAAAATTATTACTTTCAGGGGCAACTTTTAATAATTTATTATTAATTTTTTTTCTTGCATTTATATTTTCAGATGATGTTGCAAAATGTTCTACTGTACTTGGATTATATGATGAATGATCTAGTTTAGAACTATTTTCACGAAGATCTGATTTTTCATTTATATTAATTAATGTATTATCTGTTGATGTTGCTGACAATGGACTATTAATTTTTTCTTGTAATCTTTCTAATTTTTCATTTATTTCTTCACGTTTTTCTTCTAATTCTTTTTGTTTAGTTTCTTTTTCTTTTAATTGTTCTGCAAATTCAGATATACTTGAACTTTCTGCTTCTTGCTTTCTTTCCATTGCTTCTAATTTTAATGTTCTTTTCTTTTCTTGTTCCTTTCTATCTTTTTCATCTTTTTTTTGTTCTATTTTATCTCTTCTTTCTTTTTCTATTTCTGCTATACGACGCATTTTTCTAATGCGATCTTTTTGTTTATTTCTTTCAATTTCTTTTCTTCTTGCAGCAAGTGCTGATTTAGCAAATGAACTAGTAGTCATTGATATTCCGTTAGATTCTTCACTAGTTTCATCATCATCTGTTTCATCATCATTAGAACTTGTTTTTTCTTTTTTTGATTTCTTTGATGATTTTTTACTTTCATCAGATGAATCTGATTTATCTTTTTTTGATTTCTTTGATGATTTTTTACTTTTATCAGATGAATCTGATTTATCTTTTTTTGATTTTTTCTTATCTTTCTTAGAAGATTTCTTATCTTTCTTAGAAGATTTCTTAGAAGATTTCTTAGAAGATTTCTTAGAAGATTTCTTAGAAGATTTCTTAGAAGATTTCTTAGAGGATTTCTTAGAGGATTTCTTAGAGGATTTCTTAGAGGATTTCTTAGAAGATTTCTTAGATTTCTTCTTAGATGATTTCTTAGATTTCTTAGATTTCTTAGATTTCTTAGATTTCTTCTTAGATGATTTCTTAGATGATTTCTTAGGAGATTTCTTAGGAGATTTCTTAGGTGATGATTTAGGGGATGATTTAGGCATTTTCATACCTTTACCCCCGATCAAATATTGTAATGTTTTTTTTAATTCACTTAAATTATTTTCATCTGCAGTCTTTATTTCTAATCTATCTATGGTTTTTTGTCTACTTAGATTTAATTTTTCACATAGTTTTGAAAAATTATTAATTGTTTCTACTAAAACTTTTTTTTGATCAGAATCTAAATTTGAAAAATTATTTTTTTCAATATCCTCAAATATATTTTTTAATGTTGATCTATTAAGACTTTTACAAATGTTTTTAAATCTATGTAATATTAATTCTCCGGTGAGCATATATTATAACTTTATATAATTATTATATAAAAAGAAATCATTATAAATAAATATGGAACAATCAAATATTAAATCAACTGAAGTGAAAATACCTAAGAAACGTGGAAGAAAACCAACTGGTAAAATTTTTCAGATGGAAAAAGGAATTATAAAAAATGTAGATACAGATAATGAGTGTATCATCGCATATTTACCATTATCTCTTAATGATACTAAAGATTTAAACGATAATACTGAAAATATAATTGAGAAGATAAATCCAATTAAATCAAATATATCTATTATGCATGATTTAAAAAATATTATGTCGCATACTTCTGAATGTTCTACAGAAATAGATCAAGATAATCATAAAACTACAAAAAAACATGAAGATGATTTAGTTTTTAAACTTAGAACAAAGATAGAAGAATTAGAAAGATTATTGTATGATAATATAAAATTTGATAAATTAAATGAATTATGTTTTGATATGACTAATGGAAATGTAGATAATATTCACTGTTGGTGGTGCTGTCATGAATTTGATAATAAACCAATTGGTTTACCAGATAATTTTAAAGAAAATTTATATTATACATATGGTTATTTTTGTTCATTTAATTGTTCAAAAGCATATAATTTAGAACATTCGGATAATAAAACAGAAGAAAAAAACTGTTTATTATTATCTTTAAAAAGAAAATTAACAAATGATGATTCATTTATTAAACCAGCGAATCCTAGACAATCATTAAAAATATTTGGAGGACATCAAACTATTGATGAATTTAGAAAAGATTTTAAGATTTTAGATAAAACATCTATATTAATATATCCACCATCTAAACCTCATAAATTATATATTGAAGAAGAATATAAGCAAAAAGTAGTTAAATTTCAAAATCATGTTGATTATAAAGTAAAAAGATCTAAACCATTATCTAGAACTGCAAATAGTTTGAATCATTTATTAAAATTAAAATTAAAAGAATAAAGATAATAAAGTATTATTATATTAATTCTTATTTTACGGAGGTGATGAAAAACTTAGAGTACGATTTGGTACTGGAAATTGTACATGAGGATTTACAACTGCTGTCGGTGTAATATCACGAGGTGAACGAGATTGATTTCGAAATTCCATAGTTTCAGAAAGCATAATTGCTGACATAGCCTTAAAATCACGACAGCGTCCATCTAGTAGCATAGTTTTGAAATCTTCATATTCTGCAATTCCAACTGTAATTTGTTCATCTGAACCAAGTTCACCTGTCTTCTTTCCAATTAGATCCTGAATGAATGAATCATCTGCAAGTAGATTTACTTCATAGAGACTAATAAGTTCATCACACCCACCAGCTGATGGAAATCCACTTCCAAGAAGAAAAAGATCATCCTTTTGAATATCAATACCAGTTTCCTCTTTGATTTCCTTCACTGCTACACCATTTGCCTTTAGTGTTCCTGTAACTCCATCAAGCATACCAGCAGGAATTTCAATAAGATCACGTACACCAACTGCATTTCGTGGTTGACGTACGTAAACTACATATGTATTACCATCAAGCTTTGACTTAATCTTTAGAAGAACAGCAACTGCACCTCCACGGATAAATACTACACGCTTACAACGCATACCATTAAACGTTACATCTGTTGTAATATGGATAAGTCCTGGATTTTGACCAAACATAGTAATTGCATCAACATTCACATTATGATATGTAAATGCAGGATCTTGTTTAGTCTTCCAATCATTAAATTGTGGACTAGTAAGTACCTTCATAAAACTTTCCTGATTAATACCAGGACTATACGTAACAATATCATTTGAAATAGACATTTTATATTATTATATATAAATATAATAGCATAAATAAATAAATTTCAATTTTTTGACTTATATAAATTTCTTATTTCACCAATTATTTCCTCATCACTTTCATCTTCAGAATTATATTTCTTATTATCTGATTGATTAATATAATTTTGAATATTCAACATATCTAAAATAATTGTTGAAATATTATCTTTAACTAAATTACCATTATCTGAATATATTTTTATATCATTATCAGATTCATTTGTAGAAAAATAACTATATCCAGATTCTTTATCATTTACTGTTTTATCTTGTAAATCATCTACATACAATAATTCAGGCATATCAGCATATTCATCATGCTCTTCAATTGGAGGAGATAGTTCAGTATCTTCAATTGGTTTATTTGTATTATTTTCATTAAAATCTTCATATTCAATTAATTCAAAGTATCCAATAGCATATTTAATATTTTTATTGTCCATATTATTATACTATATGTAATATATAAATAAATTATTTTTTATTCAATTTTTAATGATTTATTAGATATATTATATAATAGTTTTCTTTATTTTAGTTAAATAATGATATGCTTGTAAGTAACAATCACATAAATCATCTTTCTTTTTATGTGTTTTTAAAAACTCTTTATGAGTATCGTCTATTAATGTTAAACATTTTCTTATTGCAAAATCTTTACCTTGTTTATATGTCATTTTACCAGGTTTTTCTTTTTCTTCTCCATCTACTTTCTCTTCAACTTTTTCCTCTACTTTCTTCTTCTTTTTTAAATCAAGTTTTAAGACTTTTTCATCTTCCATTCCTTCAACTGGTGATAATTTTAATTTCATACTTGGTGCAATTAAATGTATATCTTCTAATTCAAATCTTTTTTTATCTACAACACCTCTTATTAAATAATAAGCACATAATGTATCAGCAATAGCTTTCATTTTAGGATTCTTAAATGATGGTTGATTTTCAATTAAAACTGTATCAACATCAGATAATTCAGGTAATAAATCAAGTGCTGTAACAAGATTATATTTAAATTGTGCAGTACTTATTTTATCACAGGTTACATTTGTTTCTTTAATTTTATAATTTTTATTTTCAAAAGATTTTCTATGGACATTACATAAAAATTTATCAGCTATTTTACACTTGGCAGCTTTTTGACAAATTATACATTTATCATCTTTATTTACTTTTTCTGTACAAGGTTCTTTTAATTCTTCAACTTTCTTTTTATGTTCCTTACACAGTTTATATTTATAGAATAATAGATCTGCATTATTATCACAAAATGAACATTTATTATTAATATTTAATAAATCAATTACATCCCATTGTATAATTGTCATCTTTTCATCACAAATACAATAAGCTAAATTTTTAATACCAACATCATAAGAAATAAGTTTCATTTATAAACTATATAATATAAATCACATTTATATTGAATAATTTAAACATAAATTTATTAATAATATATGAATCAATTAATTAACATAAAAAAAGGAGATAAGTATAAAATAAAAGCAAAAAATGGTGAATATGCTTTAGTAAAACCTTTTTATGATGCTCTTCATTCAGAATATCATAGAGGTGATAAACTTTTTTGGAGAGATCCACCTGGATCATATAGAATATATAATGATACATTATGTGTAATTGATGAAGTATTAATTGAAATACCACATTCAACATATAATAATGATTTTTGGATATCAGTATTATTTGATGATGGTACAAAAGATGTATTAAGAATGAGTGATTTAGAAGAAATTATAAAAATAATAATATAAATTAAAAATGATCTCTACAAACTGGAATATATTCATCTCCAGCACCAACACATATTTGACCTTCATTTTGAATTAATCTTTTACTAAATATTGCAGGAGTTTCATCCATACAAATTTTACAACATGCTTTTAACATTTCAACATCATCACATAGTGGCAATAGTTTATGAATATCACCAAAATTCATTTGATTACTATCTCCATTTAATCCAACAACAAAAATAGTTTTATTATCAGAAAGAGCCTTTTTAACAAAATCATAAAGATCAGTAAAAAATTGTCCTTCTTCAATAAAAATTACTTTTGAATCATTATATTGAATATCCCAATCTGAATTAGTAAATACATCAAAAATACTTGATAAAGATATACAAGGTTCAGAATCTTTATTATGCGACACAATTTCATCAGCATCTGAATATCTTTTATCAATAGAATGTTTGAGAATCATTACTTTATAATTAATAATTTTATATTTACGAATAAGTTCAAGTAGTTTGGTAGATTTACCAGAAAACATTGGTCCTAGAATTAATTTTAAATATCCCATTTGGTTATATAAAATTAATAATATATATAAGAAGAAATTTATAAAATCAATTTTTTAAAATAAAATTGATAATTCTTTATGTTAATATAAAGAAATAATAATATAAAAGTATATGACCATTAATATTCCATCTGATTCCTTTGGCTTTGATCAAATTCCTAAAAATGTAAGTGTTTCAACAACAGGAGTTACTTTTGAGCTAGGAGTAAATGTAAATCTAAAATATATCTTCAAATTGGTCAAATTGAATGATATATTATTAGGAATGAAATATAAGAATGAAGTAAAACAAACTGAAGAAATTAATATGAAGATATCTGAAAAAACATTTAATAATCAGTTAACAATGAAATTAAAAATTGCTGAAGATAAGTGTATTAGTGTTAAGATCTTTTTAAATGGTTCTATTCAAATTGCTGGATCTAAATCAATCGAACAAATTAATTCAGGTATAAATCATTTAATTAAAATATTAAAGAAAAAATATTATGTAGAAAGTTTAGGAGAAGAAATTAGATTAGTAGATAGTTATAATTTTGCAATCAAAGATTTTAAAATTAATATGATTAATAGTAACTTTTATGTAAACTACAAAATCAATATTGAAAATTTATATCCTTTAATTACAAAAAAAGGTGTAAAAGCAAGATTTGAACCTTTATCTCATAGATGTGTAAATATTAAATTTGTTCCTGAAAATGCAAATGAAAAAGATAAACCAATCTCAATCTTTGTATTTGAAAGTGGTAGTATAATTATTACTGGTGCAAGAAATGGTAATAATATAAAAACTGCATATGAATTTATAACTAATACATTAGATGAAAATAGTTTTATTATTAAAAGAAAAGATATTAAATTATATATGAATGTTTAAATAAATTTATAAAAATAAATTTATTTAATTAGTTTCAATATTATTACTGGGAATATGGACGTTGCGATATAATTTTTCTGGTTTATTTCCATATTTTTGATATGCATTATTAATTAATTCATTATTTTGTAATACTTCTGCTACACTGCTTTCTATTCTATCACTAACTGATGGATATTTTTTTAATTTATTAAGTTGATATACAATTTTATCATCTAAATTCATATCATCTGTTACATTACTTCTTAGTCCAACAGATGGAGGATTGACTCTAGTCCAATTATTATTAATATCTCTTTCCTTAGAATTTTGTGAACCATGTGTCATTGTACTTATTCCTTCATTCCATCCACTATATGTTAATGTTCTACCTTCAGTTACATCTTCTCTTGAACTATGTGTTGTCATTGCATTTGCATCTGATCTTGCTCTTAACTCTGTTGTATCCTTACGATTAGAAGGTCCATTATAATCATCATAATTTACAATTTGTCGTAAAGTAGAATTTGATGGTTGAGTATTATATTGATGTACCTTTCTTACACTTCCATGTGCAGGATTTTCTTGAGGTGTGTCGCCGGTAATTTGTCTAAATGTTGGATTAGAAGGTTGAGTATTATATTGATGTCCTTTTTTAACAGAACCAAAACCTGGATTTTCTTGGGGAGTTTCTGCGGTATTTTGTCTCATTGTTGGATTAGTTGGTTGAACATTATATTGATTTACTTTTTTAATACCGCCGTGTGCGGGACCATCTTGTACTGTTTCAGCAGTTAGTTGTCTTAATGTTGTATTAGCTGGTTGAGTATTAAATTGATTTACATTTTTAACATATCCGTGTGCTGGTCCATCTTGTACAGTTTCAGCAGTTGTTTGTCTTAATGTTGAATTAGTTGGTTGAGTATTAAATTGATTTACATTTCTAATATCACCATACATAGGTCCATCTTGTGCAGTTTCAGCAGTTGTTTGCCTTAAATTTGATTTTGTTGGTTGTAAATTAAATTGATTTCCTTTTCTAACATCGCCATACATAGGTCCATCTTGAAAAGTTTCAGCAGTTGTTTGTCTTAAATTTGATTTTGTTGGTTGTAAATTAAATTGGTTTCCTTTTTTAACATCTCCATATGCATGCCCATCTTGTATAGTTTCGGCAGTTGTTTGTCTTAAATTTGATTTTGTTGGTTGAGTATTAAATTGATTTACCTTTCTAACATCTCCATATGCATGACCATCTTGTACAGTTTCAGCGGTTGTTTGTCTTAATGTTGAATTTGATGGTTGAGTATTAAATTGATTTACCTTTCTTGTATCTCCATATGCATGACCATCTTGTGCAGTTTCTGCAGTTGTTTGTCTTAATGTTGAATTTGATGGTTGAGTATTAAATTGATTTACCTTTCTTGTATCTCCATATGCATGACCATCTTGTGCAGTTTCTGCAGTTGTTTGTCTTAATGTTGAATTTGATGCTTGAGTATTAAATTGATGTACTTTTCTCATGTCTCCTCCTGCAGGACCATCGTACATATTTTCACCAGTTTCAGTTCTTTGATTATCAAGTAAATAATATGATGGTAAATTACTATTGTAACGACTATCTTGTGTTGGACCAGCTGATTGATATCCATCAAATTGAAGTTTGTGTGGTTCTCTCTTTTTTCCATCTGAATTAAATGGACCAGCAAATGAACCAGTTGCAACTGATGCACCATTTTTGAGTTCCATTGAAAATTCACGTTTTTGATTTTTTGCAATTTGTTCAGGATTATTTGCAGGAGCTGATACTGCACCCATACCACCACCGTGCATATATTCATCAACTTCCCAAGCTTTCTCTGGTCTTCTTTTAGCAACATTAGGATCAATAGGTTGTTTTTGTCCTTTCATACCAGGAATTACTATACCAGCATTTGATTTTTGCATTCTATTACCAACACGTTGAAAATCAATATTAACTTCAGGTGCTCTATATGTATCGTGAAATCCAACTTTACTTTCTTCATTATAACCTAGTGCTAAACCAGGTTGAACTTTTATTGGTTGAAATGGTCTTTCACCACTACGACTTATACCTGGAATATATCTATCTTTTATATTATCGGTATACGTAGGAGCACCATTAACAAAATGTAGATCTTTTGTAGGTGAAAAGAAAGGAGGTGGTGATTCTTTAGGATAATAATTTTTAGATGAACCAGTAAATAATTCCATTCTAGTTAAATTATTATTTGCATTGATTTCATTAATCATTTTTCCATCCATATTTTCTACAACATCATCTCTTTTTCTGTGAAATGGTTGCATATTATTATGTTTTAATTCATCCTTTTTAAAAATACCATATGTCATATCTGCATCTTCTTGGAATGGTGTCCAATTTTCTGTTATTTTTAATTGACATCCATCTCCTACAGGATCAGTTTTATCAATTTTACCAAATTGATATTGTTCATCTAAAGTAGGTAATTTTTTTGGTGTCTTACATATATCTAATCTTCCAGGAATAGGATATTTTTCTTTATTATATTCTTCTCCAACACCAGGCATTTGATTATAAAAAGATGGAATAACATTTGTTATCTCAGGAATAGCCGAAAGATCTTTTATTTTTTTAACTCTTTTTTCATATTTTTTTGAAATATTCTTTAAATCATCATTTATATATGATCTGTTATTAAAAAAAGCAAATTTTTCTTTATTTTTATTACCTTTTCCACTATTGTAATCTTTAGTAAGATTTTGATTTAATATAGTGCCTAAATATGTAAGCCCTGTTACTGCTAATAATTCCATTATTACTATATATAATAATAAAATATTAAAAAAACTAAATTTATTATGCGTTAACTCTTATCTTTTTATTAAAATCATCTAAGATTTTCTTAGTTTCATATCTACTTTGAACACCAAAACGATCTTTATCATTTCTAACTTTATTACCATAGAATACCCATTCTTTTGGATCAATTATTGTATCATACCAACGATTATAATCAGCATATGTATAATCTTTAGTATTTGAATCTAATCTTGAATGTTTATAATCTAAATAGTTATTACATAATTTATTATTTGGAATAAAATCCATGTATGCTTTTTTTAAAGCTGCATTTTTAACTGCTAATAAATTAGCAGGTGTGCATTTAGTACTATCCCATCCTCTGTCACTTAATATAGATTCAACTTCTGTTCTCTTTACCATATTTCCTGCATCAAATTCACCAGTTGATCCAATTCTAGATGGTCTATTTGAACGTGGTCCAAGTGCAGAATGGCATGCTGAATCATTTTTCCATTCATTTGTAAATAAACGGTAATTACCGGGGGCAATTTCTTGTTTTACAACTTCGGAGAAATAACAATCATCATATAATCTTTTTGAAAAATGTCCTGACATTTAATATATAATATATTTAGAAAATATATTATAAAATAATTAAAATTTAAAGTATTTTTAAAATCCTTTGGATCCGGGCATTTTCATATTAGTAGGTACAATATCTCTATCACATAAATATGGGGTAACAACTACATTGTTTTTACAACCATTGTGTGCATTGGATTTTTTACCATTATTACCAGTATATGCACATCCAATATATTTTTCAGTTGCACATTTAGTTAATGGAATAGTTCTGAATTGTAATTCAGATTCTACATCGGTACGTGTAGAAATAGAAGTCCAGTTATTTGGGATTTTAGCACCAGTATTTTTTTTGCATGTTATTTTATTTTCAAATTTACCACCATATAATTCATAAAATAATGGTTCGACAGAAGTCATTGTTCTTTGTTTAAAAGCACAATCATCATATAAAGTTCTATTAAAGATACCTGACATTATTTATATAATTAGAAAAGATAAAAATATCAGTAAATTATAAAATCTATATTTAATTTTATAATTTTTGTATTTAATTTTAAACATAGTCTATTTATTAACTATATGTTTACTTCTTGCATTCTTGTAATTTATATATCTAGTATCTATACCTTGTTTTGGAAATGGTAATTCTTCTCTATTAACAACAAAATAATCTTTTTCCAATTCTTGTTCACGTGTATATTCATATCCTCTAACATCAAAATTATTTACTCTTGATTCATCACCTAAATATACATCATTAATTCTATCAACTACTCCAATACCAGTTCCGAAGGTTTGGAGTGGGGGTTGTAAATGTTCTGAATAATCTAAATTCATTTTTCTTGTTGCACTTTTAAATGTAAATACTTGACCAGCATGTTTAACTGATTTATCAAAATCTTGTAATACTGATAATTTATCATATTTTGCATTTAACATTACATCTGAACCATCTGTTAATTTTTTATAATCAATTGGTGCATATTTTCCAACATCTAATGCCATTTCATGTAATTTTTTTGGATCATGTATTCCATATCTCAATTCAGTTTCTAATGGAGTATTTAATTCTTGATTGTTTTTTGTCATAGGATACACACCAACTGTTGAAACAACAGTATCTTTAATTTTTTTCAATTTATTATTTTTATCTGCGTCTTGAAGAGAATCATAATTAAAATTAGTATTAATATATTTTAATTTTTTTCTTTGTTCAGGATATAAATCTTTTGATGATTTTATATTGTTCATAATATATTATAATATATAAATTAAATTCTTATTTAAACAAAAAAAATTAAATTAATAATGGATAATAATTTAATTGATTTAGCTAAATTAATTTTTAACGAAGAACCAAAACAACCATATTCTATTCAAATGCAATATGATAATTACGAATCAATCGAAAGTTTATTTGAAGTATTATTGCATCTATTTATATATGGTTATAAAATTAAACAATTAAATCTCTCAAATATTAATGATTTAAAAGATTATTTTAAAGCAATTGGTGTTAACTTTAAATTAGAAATTATAGAATATTCAGAATATGAATTTGTAGCAAATCCTAAATATTTAACAAGATATTGTAATATAAGTTATCAATGTTTTGATAATTATGATCTAGATAAATTAGGATTTTTTTTATCAAGAAATTATAAATCAGTTGAAACAATAGATAAATTAACAGCATGCTATATTCATGAAATTCCAAATGATTTTAATCAATCATTTATCAGTTTTATAAGTTTTGATTTTAAGGTAGATTATTAATTTATCTATATTTGAAATCTTGAACTATTCTACAATTTAATCCATCATATTTACAGTTATTATCTTTTTCATTATATGTCATACCTATAAAGTTTAAAAAATCTTTATATTTATTTGGAACAGTTGTTACATTATTAGTTTGATAATATATTTGTCCTGTATTTTTTTCAAAAACATCTTTAGTATTTCTTTTTAAATTATGATAGTATTTATTTAATTTTTCATCTTCACTTACATCACATGCTTCAAGACCATCTTGAACTAAAAGAGGATTCATAAAAGGATTATCAATTGTAGGTTTTCTACAGTTTTTAAAATTAAAAAACTCTTTTTTATTATATGTTAATTTTATAAATATTAAAAATATTAAAATAATTAATGATAATGTCATAAATGGTGATGATATAAAATAAAATAATGTAGTTAAATATATAACAAACATAATTATTTTATCTAGTTTTTCATCAATAGTATCACTTTGTTTAAATATAAAATCAATGTAATATTTTTTAAAAAAAATTATTATATCATTTAATTTTTTAATATAATTTTCCATATAATAATTAATATAATTATTATATAATTTTATTTCTATAATTTAATCCATATCAAGAGTTTTATCTTTTAAGTATTCTTCTAAATCTTTTAATTGTTCATCATTTAATGGTTTAACTTCTTTTTTCTTCTTTTCTTCTTCAACCATCTTTTCTAAATAATCTGCACCTGTCTTTTCAATTACACTTGCCATCATTTCATCAAATTTACCACCCATCATTTTATTTAATGATTCTCCTAATTTACCTCCTAGACCTTCAGATAATCCACTTAATCCACCCATTCCAGCTAATCCAGCTAATCCTTCTAATCCACCCATTCCAGACAACCCACCTAAGTTATCTTTATCCATTTTAATATTTGATGTATCTAAGAAATTATTAATGTCTGGTAAATTTAATCCTTCTAATTTAGATATATCTATTTTTTTTGTAATTTCTTCTGGATTACTTAATATTTCTGGCACTGCACTTAAAAATGATGAAAAATCTATTTCTCCAGATTCAAACATCTTTGAGTAATCTTTTGCTAATCCTTGTAAGTTATTCATTAAAGATTCACTTGGATTTGATGCTTTACTAATTTCTGCCATATTATCAGTTAATTTTGAAATCATATCAGTAATTAAATTTGTTGCTGTTTTCTTAGATTCTGGTGTACAATTTTCTTTTAATTTTTCAAACATACTATTAACATCCATGTTTTTTAAATCTCCGTCTAAGTTCTCAAATAATTTACCTAAACTTCCACCACCTAATGATTTAGTTAAATTTTCCAATGTAATATCATCTTTTTTTTCTAATGATTCTTCAATTGATAAATAAATTAATGTTATATTATCCCATATTTTTTCAATTACTTCTTCTCTTTCTTCACTCTTAAAATAAGCATATAAATTTATTTTTGGCAGAATTTCTGTATTTTTATTATTATAAAATAATAATTTATTTCTCTTTAATAAATAATTTTTAATTTTTTCTTCACTTTTAATAGCTTTATAAAAGCGTCTAATTCTTTCAGATATTTTTGATTTATCTATTGTACATTTATCATTGCTACAACCATTGTAATAATCAAGTAAATTATGATAAATTTCAGTTGTTTGATCACTAATTTTTAATTCTTCGCTAGTCATATAATTATCTTTTATATATTTATTCTTAAGTTAACTTATTTTTTCTTATATATAATTTTTTACTTATTTGATAATGTAAAATATCTAGCACCAATATAACATAATATATTTAAATAATAGAAAAACATATCTTGTTCTTTCTTTGATAATTTTTGAAATAATTTTTTAAATTTAAAAATTTTTGATACTACAGATGTTCCTTCAAATTTTGATGTAGATGTATTTTCATTCATGAAAAATTCTATATCTTTTGTTTTAATTTTATCATAATATTCTAATACATTGATATTAAATTGATCAATCACTAATGTTTGTTGAATTTTTACAACATCTCTGAATACATTAAAACAATGGGTTAAATCTTCATCATTTTTAATAATTGATGTTAATTGTTTTAATAAATCATATAAAAAATCATTAAATAAGTTTATTAATTCTTGTGATGATAATGCATCAATTTCTGAACTATCAAATTCTTCCATTAAATAATATAATCATATAAATATTTTTTTAAGTCATAAATAACATACTTTTTAACTATACCATTTTTATATTTTTTTTTATAAAATAATATATGGAAATAAATAATTTGGATAAACATCGTGCTGATAAATATAAAACAAAATATTTAAATTCAAAACCAACTGATAAATCATATCCAATTATTACACCTTACAATACTGATTATTTAGATGTAGGTGATAATCATAAAATATATTATGAACAATCGGGTAAAAATGATGGAATTCCATGTTTATTTCTACATGGTGGACCTGGATCTGGATTAATAAATAAATATATATCATTTTTTAATACTGATAAGATTCGTGTAATTGGTTTTGATCAAAGAGGATGTGGTAGATCAGTACCAATTGCTTCAATTGAACATAATACAACATGGGATTTAATAAAAGATATTGAAAAATTAAGAGAACATTTAAAAATAGATAAATGGTTTGTTATAGGCGGATCATGGGGATCTACACTAACACTTGTATATGCAATTAATTATCCAGAAAAAGTATTAGGTATGTCAATTTCTGGTGTATGCTTATTAAGACAAACTGAAATTGATTGGTTATATAAAAAAGGAGGTGCTTCTAATATGAATCCAGAATTTTGGGAAGAGTTTGAAAACTTTATACCAGAAAATGAAAGAAATAATCTAGTAGATGCATATTATAAAAGACTATGTTCTGATAATTCTAATATTAAAATGAAAGCAGCAGATATATGGCAGAGATGGGAAGCATCAATGGTATCATTTAAGGAACCATATATAAAAGATAATAATAGAGAGGTTAATAATAAGATTTTAGCAGTATCTATTCTTGAGTGTCATTATTTTAAAAATAAAGCATTCTTTCCCAACGATAATTATATTTTAGATAACATATCTAAAATTAATAATATTCCACTTTATATTGTTCAAGGAAAATATGATATTATTTGTCCTGTAGAATCAGCATATAAATTAAATAAAGCATTGCCAAAATCAAAATTAACTATTGTTACATTATGTGGACATGATAGATATGAAATTCCTGGTAAGAATCATGTAATAGATTCAATAAATGAAATGACTAAATTATCTACAATTTAAATAAACTTTTTGGTGCTAACCTGAAGTGCTATAATAAAAGTTAAGAGATCTTCTAAAGAAGTGCTATTAACTTTGGTAGTTCATGGTAGAATTTTATATTTTTTTATTAATAAATATATGGAACAAAATAATTTGGATAAACAAAAAAGTAAAAATTATGATAATAAATATTTAAACTTAAATTTAATTGATAAATCATATCCAATTGTTAAACCATATAACAGTGGTCTATTAGATGTAGGAGATAATCATAAAATATATTTTGAAGAATCTGGTAAAAAAGATGGTATTCCATTTTTATATTTACATGGTGGTCCAGGAGGAGGGTTGTCAAAGAAATATACATCATTATTTGATACTAATAAAATTAGAGTAATTGGATTTGATCAAAGAGGATGTGGTAGATCACTACCATTTTTATCAATTAAAAATAATACAACATGGGACTTAATAAAAGATATAGAAAAATTAAGAAAATATTTAGAGATAGATAGTTGGTTCGTTATTGGTGGATCATGGGGATCTACATTAGCACTTGTATATGCAATTAATTATCCTAAAAAGATATTAGGAATGTTAATTACAGGAGTCTGTTTATTAAGACAGACTGAAATTGATTGGTTGTATAAAAAAGGAGGTGCTTCAAATATAAATCCAGAATTATGGGATAAATTTGAAAAATTTATTCCTATAAACGAACGTAATGATTTAGTGTCGGCATATTATAAAAGATTAACTTCAAATGATTATAAAATTAAATTAGAAGCAGCAAAAATATGGCAAAAATGGGAATCAACAATGGTTCATTTTTATCAAAATAAAATTTATAAAAATAAAGCAAAAAATAATAATAAGATTTTAGCATTATCTATTATGGAATGTCATTATTTAAAAAATAAAGCATTTTTTCCAAATGATAATTATATTTTAGATAATATTTCAAGAATTAAAAATATACCTCTTTTTATAGTTCAAGGAAGATATGATCTTATTTGTCCAATAGAATCAGCATATAGATTAAATAAATTATTACCAAAATCAAAATTAAGTATTGTCACATTTGCCGGTCATTCAACAAATGAACTCCCACAAAAAAATTATATAATAGATAAAATAAATAAATTAATTAAAATAAATAAAAAAATAGAATCAACAGATGTTATATTATCAGGATATAGCAAATATGATAAAAATTTTATTTTATATTAAATTATCTTCTACCATTTAAATGCATTCTTAATTGTCTATTACGATTAAGTATCATATCTTTTAATTCATTAGTTGTAGTTTTTTCATCTAATTTTTTATCTCCATTAAAATCTGTAATTATATCAATTTTATTTGTATCATCAATTGAATCTAATGTTCTACAAATATTTTCTATATTTTTTCCATCTTCTATAAATGTATATTCATCTGATATTTTATTAAACTCCTTATTAACACCTGTTTTATCTAGGTCATTTATAATTGGTTTCATTTGAATTATTTTATTTGATATATTATTTGTTTGTTGATTAAAAAATTTTATATTTTCTAAATAGGATATTGCATATTCACGTTCTAATGGTTTTATTATATTTTTAACTATAATAAAAGGAACATCATAATCTTTTAATTCATTCGGAATTTTTATAGAATTTATATTAAGTACTCTAAATGTATCACCTATTAGAGATAATAATTTATTTGATAAATCACAATTATCTTTAACAAAAAGTAAATTTTTTTTCTCCATAAATAATATTTATATATTTAAATATTATAATGAACGTAGTTGAGAAATATTTAGAAAAATTCAATCAATGTATAATATTATTAAGTGGCTTTGAACAATTGCATCTAACAGAATATGCTAAAACTTTAGCAGAAAATTTAAATTTTGAATTAATTAAATTTGATCATGAAAATTATAATATTTTAAATAATGAAGTAAATAAATATGCAAAAAAAGGAGTAGTTGCATACGGTTTATCTTTTGAAAAAGATAAATTAAATTTTAAAACAACATATCATATATCTTTATCTGGGCCAAAATCATTAATTAATGATGATAAGAAATATCAAACTTATACCGATAATATTAAAAATAGTTTTATTAATAAATTTAAAAATATTAAAGATTTAGATTATCATGATGAAATATATGAAGATATATTTAATATATGTATAGATATCATCATGAAAAAAGTATATGGTGATAGATATGAAGAAGTTCAAAAAGAATATGCTAAATTAACTGAAAAAGAAAAGTTTGATACTCCTAAGAAATCAGAAGATTCTGAACAAAAAGATCCTGATGAAAGTGAAGTTTCGGTTGGTGGTAAAAGAAATAAAAAAAATAAAAGAATAGTAATTGGCTCTAGATTATTAATGCAACGTATTAGATTATAAATTTATTTGTATCTCTTTATTATTCGATCTATTATTTCAGTTGTTGAAATTGTATTTGTATATGGAATTGATTTAATCATACCTAATTTAAATGGAATTTCATACATTATACTTATTTCTTCATCAGTTCTGTTATTTGGAATAAATATATAATCTATTTTATATAAATCAATATATTCTTTAGTTACTTTAAGTGGTGCATTTGGTATTACCTTATCTATATATTTACAAGATTCAATAACTTTAATTCTTTCTTCCATAGTTAAAATAGGCATTCTTTTATATGATTCAACTACTTCATCATTATGTATTCCTATATATACTAAATCACCAGCTTTTTTTTGTAAATATATATTTTTTATATATTCAGAGTGTCCAAAATGATATAAATCTGCTACCATGTCTGCATAAAATATCATTATAATAATTATAATGATATTTTTTTATATTAAAAATTGAAATACATATATTATATTAATATATTAAGTTATTATATAATATAATGTCTAAAGATGAGATAATTAATACTATAAAAGATTATTTATATAAAAGTGAAAATACTAAATCAAATCTTCAAATACAAATGGATACAATAATTGAATTATTTGATTATATAATAACAATACCATCATTTTTAAAAGAAAATGATAACTTTTTAAATACTGTAATTAAAAAGTTAGATGAATTTAAAAATCATCATATTTTAAATAATATAAATGATAATAGAATTAATAATCGTGAATTTATATTTTATAAATTTGAAAAATATAGTAAATATTTTGATAATATAAAAAAACCTATTAATCCTATTAAAATAATAATTTAATTTATTTTATTTATTTTATTTAATTCCCATTAATCTATTCGATTATTTAATTTTATCATATAAAATTAAATTTATGTAATTTATAATTATATCTTATTATGATATTAATATTTTATAATAAAAAGTAGTTATAAAAATAAAAACTTTTTAATAACTATTAATTAAAAATTGAATTTCTAATTAATTTAAATAAATATCAATTGTATTATATAATTATGGATATTAAACTTAAAATTAAGAATCATCAGAAATCTACTAATAATTTTCATGATAATCAATTAAATATAATATTAAGTGGTAAAGATATAAATAATGTAATCGTAAATACATTACGAAGATCTTTAATGTCATCAATACCAATTTATGCATTTCATCACGATGATATGACTTTTGATGTAAATACATCAATATTTAATAATGATATGTTAAAAGATAGATTTAGAAATATACCAATATTTAATATTGATAATGATGAATCAACAGTAGCTAAATTTGATGATTTAGAGACTTTAAAAAATAGAATTACTGATAAAGCAAATAATTTAACTATGTTTATTAATATTAAAAATAATAAAGAATCAATATTAAATGTTACCACAGATGATGCAGTTTTTTATTATAAAGGTAAACAAATTTCATCGCCTTACAAGAAGCCTTTACTTTTAGTAAAATTAAAGAAAGGTCATGAATTAAAATGTACTTGTATAAGTAGTTTAAATATTGGAAAAAATGATGGTATATATAATGGATCAATGGCATATCATTATTATGATGAAGCACATCCAAATAATTTTGAACTTGAAATATTTAGTAATAGACAAGTAGATGAACTTGAATTATTAAAAAGATCATGTAAAATAATAATAAATAAATGTTCTAAATTAGAACAACTAATTATATCTAATTTAGAAAAAGAAGAAAATATAGAGGTTTTAAATAAAGGATTATTAAAATTACAAAATGAAAATGCAACTATTGGAACTTTAATTTCATATTATCTACAGGATCAAAAAGGAATTGAATATGGTGGTTTTAATATCCCATTTTTATATTTAAATGAAATTTTAATTAGATATAGAACTGACGGAAAGGACATTAAAGATATCATAAAGAAAACATTTACTCAAATTAAAGGTATATTCTCTCACATAGAGAAAGAAATTAAATAATTTCGAAAAGTTTTAATAAAATTATAAAAATTTTATTAAAAATCTTGTTTTTTTATTTTATATCATAACCTTATCTTATTTTATTTATAAGTAAAAAAATAGATACCTTATTTTTATTTTTTATTAATTTTTCAAAAAAAAAGGGTCGGCGGCCGAAAAATTATTTTTCAATTATTTCAAAGTTTTGGACAGTGAAAATTTCTCTCACTCCTTCACTTTTGGATAAGCTTATCCAAAAGTTATTTATGCTATTCTTTTTCTTACAATTTCCTCTTATTTAGTGGTTTTCTTATCAGTCTTTTGGATTATCCAAAAGTTTATCCAAAAAATTATTTTAAGGGTAAAATATAAATAAATAAAATAAATAAGCAATAAAAAAGGTTGAATAAAAAAAACTTATCCAAAAGATAAAAAGACAATTTTTGATAACTTTTGGATAAATTTTTGGATAATCCAAAAGAAAGACCTATATTTTTTATTAAATTAATCTTAACATGTATTTTTATACTATAATTATTTTTATTAAAAATACTATGATATAATCTTTTAGATAATCTAAAAGAAAGAATATACATGATTATTACACCATAAAATATACATGATTTGTAATTAGTGATAATAAAATAGTTCATTTATCCAAAAAATTATCCAAAAAAATATATAGTTATTATATGAGTGAATATAAATGTAATATATGTGAACAATTATTTAAAACAAAACAGAATTTATTAAAGCATCAAAATAAGATATTTAAGTGTAATTATAAAACAGCACATCAATGTACAAAGTGTTTAAAATATTTTAGAAATCAATCAAGCTTGTCAAAACATTCAGATAATAAAATATGTGATAAATTAGATATTATTACATTAAATACAAATAATATTATATTAAAAAATAATATAAAAATAGATGATGCTAAAAATGCAGTTAGATCTATAATGATTAGTTCTGATTCAAATGAAATGAAAATAAAATTATTATCAAAATTACATGTATCACTAACCTTAGATTATTTATTACCAATATTTGATTCAAACTTAGATATTGAAGGAAAAATATCATTCATAAATACAATATTACATAATCATGATATGAATGGAACAACAAATATAAATAATGGTACAATAAATACGGCAAACAATACAAATAATAATATAACAAATAATATTCAGATAAATAATTTTGGTCAAGAAAAACTAGATTATCTAGATAATGAATATTTTGCAAATTTAATAATGAATCAGCATATTGAAAAAGGATATGTTCAATTAATTAAGGATATATATTTAAATAAAAATCATCCTGAAAATAATACAGTTAAAGTTGAAAATTTAAATAATAAATATGCACATGTTTATAATAATGATAAATGGGATACAGTTTTAAAGAGTGATCTTAAAGAATTACTTCATAAGAAAAATTATACTATTCTTAAGATGCATTATGATAAATTAAAGAAATCTATGAGTCTACCTAAAAAAGAAGAAACTATTGCTTTCTTAAAGAGAGATGAAACAGGCGATCCACATATGATGTATGTAATAGATAAAATAATATTATTATTTTATAATGGAGATGAAGGGTTAGAAAAAGATAAGATTAATAAAAATATTATTTAATATTTTTTACATATTTTTAGCATTTTCAAAAATATATAACCATAATCTTTCTAATATATATCCCTGACGGCCACCTTGGGGATGAAATCTTAGTAATTGATTAATTAAATTATTATATATATCAATATTATATTTTAATATATATTTTTTATGGACTGAAAATAAAGCACATAATGTAAAATATACATTATTTAAGTCATTTTTATATGGAAAATTTGAATGTGTTAAAAATAATTCAAATAGTGTATATTTTTTTAAATCATCTTTATAATCATGAACTGCCTCATTGTTTAAATGATCAACTCCTTTATCATAAAAATATGTAGATCTCATATTACCATCTATTTTTATAATCATATATTTTAAACCATAGTCAGTAATAGTTTGATATCTATCAATTGTACTCTGAGGTGGTAAATTATCTTTAATAAAATATTGTTTACCTAAAGGTTGAATATCTAAAAAATTAAAATAATTATCAATTCCATATAAGATAGTTTCATTATGATCAAATGGATTACCTTGAATAAATATATTATAATTTGATAAATTATTATATTCATTTTTCATATGATATAAATAAGTGTGACCCTCGCGGCCAATATTATTTATATTTTTTATATTAATAAAATTTGGTATATCATTATTTCCTTTATTATATATAATTGCTATATCATTATATGCTAATGCCCATTCTATATTTTCATGATATCTTGCAATAATTAAATTAACATCATCTTTATTAAATTTTGATCCAATATAATCAATATAATAAATATTATTTATGAATTGTTTAATATTCCATTTTGTATATTTATTTTTTGATGTATATAAAAAAACATTATTATTTTTATTTGGAGCACCCAAATACTGTGTACCATATTCTTGTCTACACTCATTTTTTATATAAAATGAATTATCATTATCTGATTTTTCAATAATCCAATTTGTAATATCATTTTTATCAAAAAATACATAATTTTTATTATTATCTGTATTGAGATATGTATTATTTAATATATCTTTATTATTAAAGATATTATAATACATTATTTTAATTGGTTCATTATATTTAAAATTATCAATAATAAAATATTGATTATTATTAATATTAAACATTAATTATTTAATAATAATTGATTATTAAATAATATTTATATATTCAACAATTTGTTTATTTTATTTAATGTTAATAAACCTTTTGTATATAATAAATCATCTGTACTATTTTGTAGTGTATATACAAATATTATTAAATATAATTTTTTAATTGAATTAGCTAATATAAGATTTATATTATTTTTATTATTATTCCATTCAAAATTATGATATATTTGTATATCTGTTTGATCATATTTAATATTATTATTTTCATTATGTTTACGATCAAAATGTATTAATTGAATATATTTATTTAAAATATCAATAAAATTTAAATTATTGAATGATTCTAATATTTCATTTTTATCTATATGGTCAAGATTCTCATTACCAAAATTATTTAATTTATTATTGTGTAAAATATTAGTAATTAATTCATATTTTTCTTTATCATCTAAATTTGAATTAAAAATAATATTTCTAACTTCTAATTTTTTATTACATAATTTTGTTAGTTTTTCATATTTAATAGAATCTGGACTATTTGATAAAATAATATTTTTTATTAAATGAATTTTATTATTTTCATATAAATTATCAATGTTATTAATACATAAATTTTTTACATATTGAGTTACAAAATATTTTATATTATTTTCATCAGCTTCAAAATAATATTTTTTATCATATCTATTAAATTTATTACAAAGTTCATTATTTAATAATTTTAAATTAATTAATTTATTTTCATCTTTAATTAATAAAATAATATTATGATTTTTATTTATTCTTTCAATAGATTTTAATAAACCTATTTTATAAATAGGTTTATTTAAGAATTCTTTTTTTTGTATTAAGTACAAATAATTCATATTTTATATTATTAAATTAATAATTACTTTTTATATCTATTTATATTTAATGAATTAATAATGCTATTAATTCAATCTTTTTCGAGTAGTTCAAGTTCATCCTCAGTATTGAGTTCGTCATTTTCTGATTCTGCATCATCTTCTGAATCTTCAACATCTTCTGATTCTTTTACATTTTCAAGTAGTTCATTTTCAAGTTCATCTTCATCTTCTTCTCTTTCAAGTTCTCTTTCAAGTGCTTCAACTACAGATTCATCTTCAGATGTTTCACTTTCATTATCATCGAATTCTTCTGATTCTTCTCCAGCTGCATGAAGTTCATCTTCAAGTTCATCTTCTGATGGTTGTTTTACAACAAAACCATCGTCTGATACATAACCATTTAGGCGGGCTCTCTTAGTAGTAGATTCAAAACGTGTTGTTTGCATATTATAATATACTCTAGAGTTATTATAGCCAAAATAAATAAATATCAATTTTTTTAATGGATTAGATATAAAAATATATTAATAATTGAGGATTATGTTCTTTTTTAATAATATAATATTCCCATTATTATTTCCAATAAGAGTTTTTGCTTTTTTATTATTATCACTATTATCAATAATTATTCCACAATGTTTGTTTGAAAAGATATTTAAATATGGTAATCTAATAATTTTAGTATCATTGGGAATTTATCCTAAAAATATTATTGATATGCGTACAAATAAAATTAATACAAAAATAATAGTTTTTCAACATAGAACTTTTGCTGATTGCTTTATAATTAATTATGTATTTGGTCCAATTGGTTATGTTTTTAGAAATATTTTTAAGAATAATTTATTAATTAATTCATATATTCGTAAATATGGAGGCGTTGATGTATCTTCAAATGGAAATGAGGGAAAAACAAAATTAATAATAGAATATATTAATAATAATCATACAAAACTAGCAATAGCACCAGAAGATATTACTAATTTTAAAACAAGAGTTGTAAATAATAATGAATTAGGTGTATTTAAATCTGGTGCATTTATTCCATTAGTCCCAATCCAGCCGGTTGTTATAAAATTTCATAATAAAAATGTAATATGGAAGAACTTAGATAATGGATTTGAAGAAATGCTACCATGGATGTTAAAACAATTTATGTCTCCATTAACATATATTGATATTCATTTATTAGAAGAATGTATAAGTTTACCTAATATGACTATATTAGAATATAAAGAAAATGTTAAAAATAAAATGTTAGATATTATTATTGACTTTTAATTTTATAATTAATAAATAATTATAAAATAAATCATAAATGAATTTATCCTCTAGGGATCTTTAAAGATTACCAACAAATTGATTGACAATTGCATTATCATTATACTTAGGATTCATCTTCTTAAATAGATCACTATTACTCTTCTTTACCTCTTGGAATTCCTTGAGGCAACGAATTAGATCTTGACTATTAATATAGTACTTTAGCATCTTCTTTACATCTGCAAGTTCAAGCTTCTTCTTTTGAGAAAGAACCATTCCCTTCATCTTATATAGAAGTCCTTGGAGTGTATTATTCTTATTATCATCAAAGAGTAGCTTAAAATCATCACCATTGCGGTGACCAAGCTTTGTGCCATCATATGTTGTATAATAGTAGTAAAGATTAAGAAGACTCATTGATAGATATGTAAATACTCCATACATTACCCCCTTTGTATCAAAATTGGAACCACGATACTTTAGGTTCTCAGGATAGAGAGCAAAATTTGCATCGAGATTATTACGCTTATATAGTTCAATAAGCATATTTTCATATGAATATGCATATGGTGCAGCATTTTCTAGTTGATCATAGAACTTTGTATGATATACATAGAATTGGCCATCTAGATTGAGAAGATAACCCATTACATTCTTATCGGACTCGAGATGTTGCTTTACTTGTTCACATGATAGAGTTGCAGAACTATCAACATATGTCTTTAGTTCAGCATTATATTGATCAGTTACAGTTAGTGATTGATCACGAACAAAAAGAAGGAATACCTTCTTATACTGAGGACCAAACTTTTCAGTATAATCTACAAAAGTCTTATTCTCATGGTGCACAAGAACAAAATAATAAGATTGACTCTTATCAAGCTTTGATTCAAATACATCTACAGTTGAATCAAGTGATTCTACAAACATGTCAAAATGTGACTTTGTACTATGCTTACCATTATAAGCCCAATGCGAATCATTTGCATCAAGACACTTACGAGTGGAATAGTTCCACTTATAATTGCAATAATATACAGAGATAAGTGTACCCTCATAACACTCGACAAATTGCTTATCTGAGAAATCAACAAGCTTTCCAAGATTATTATAATCTACTACAGGGTGAGTAAATGCAACAATCTTGTACTTATCATCTTGGCTTGTAAGAACAAGTGAACGAGTCTTATTAAAGAGCTCTTCCTTGGTAGGAGTGCGTACAAAATCATTGTAAACAATCATCATATTATCCTTTAGTCTGAAAGAAATCTTATTAGAGTTCTTGACATTAAGATCATAAATATTCTTCTTGATTGTACCAAAATCATTGGTGAAGAATGCATTAACGTTTTCTAGGCTAGAAATTTGAAGTGACATATTAGTTATATATACTATTTAATCCTTATATTAGATAAATAAATATTCAATTTTTTTAGCTCCCTTATTTGATGAAATAATAAGTATAGATACATTAAGTATTATCAAATGGATATAATAATTAAGTTTTCACGATTAAAAATATATATATTATATTATAAATTACATATATGAGTTATATAAATGAAATAGATATTATAATTTATGAGAGTATTAATGAAATTTATGCAGATATAAAAAATGAAAAATTTAATAAAATAAAATCATTCGGTAAAGAAGACTTATATTTAAAAATGATTGAAAAATATATTAATAAAAATATTTCAAAAAAGAAATTAAAAGAAATATTAAAAAATAAAGAACAAATTAACAAAATAAATGATATAATTGAAAAATATATCATAATATATTGTATTCTATATTTTGGTATAAAATTAAGTTTTGAACATAATATAGAAAATCCAGAAAATGAATTTGTAACTAATGTATTAAATATTTCTTCAACAAATAAATTTACCCAATTATCATCTATTCTTAATAATACTATAATTGATTCATATAAATTATATAATAATTTATTATTAATAATCGATAAAAATTTAAAAGATATACCTCCTGAACTCGATTATGTTAAAAATTTTATGGATGAAATAGGTACTGAAATAATAAATTCAAATCTATCAAAAAGTAATAAAGATAGAATTCATAATACAATATTGATGATAATATTTAGAAATATTTATATAAAAGATGATAAAAATAATATAATAAAAATATTTGAAGAACAAAATTTAAAAAATGCTGAATATAAATATATTACAATTGTTGATTCAAAATTTGAGATAATAGATTATTCGACCGTAGAAAGTTTATTAGATATTAATGAAATAAAAAATGGATTAACACAATCATTATATAATCTTTTATTAAATTTTGATAATGTTGATTTGCATTATATTGGTGCTGATAAAAAAATTAATGAATTATTTGAAAAACAATTATTAATTCCTATAACAGATGAATTTTTAAGATATCATAAAGATACTGAAAAATATGAAAAAACTGATTCATCTTTAACAAAAATAAATTTAGATGAAAGAAGTAATAAACGCAATGATACAAAATTAAAATATATTGTTACAAAAATAAATCAAATTACTGATTATTATACACCTGGAAGTGATAGAAAAGAAATTGATAAAATATTATATCAACCAATGTTAAATAGAAAAGTTGTTTTATATAATGATATTGAAGAAATATTAATAATAAATAAGTTTATGAATATGGGTAGGGTAAATATAGAAAATACAGAATTTTTTAGTGATTTAAAACAAATAAGACAATCAGCATATATTAATTTTAAAACATTTTCAAATGTTGGATTTCAATTAAGAACAAATAAATTTATAGATGCAATTAGATATTCAAATGTAGAATTTTTCAGTAATAAAAGTGTTGTTGGTTCTTATAATAGACCTATTGAATTAAGACCATTATCCAAAGGAATTATTTCAAATATAGTTGGTGTTGCATTACCATTAACATTATTTGATAATAATAAAAGTATGAGATGTTTAACATTACAAAATTTTTTAAATATTAGAACAATAAATGAAAATGGTTATGAAGCATGTAATGAAGTGTTAAAAGATTTATTATTTAATGTAGAAGATAAAGAAAAAATAATGTATTGGATTTTTGATGTTGAAAAAGATAAATTAATCTCAGATAAATATCAAAATGTAAATGAAAATAATTTTGAAACATATCTAAAAACACTATTAGATAACATATATAATAAAGTATCTAATATGACATATGAAATACTTACAAATGAAATAAATGAATCATCTGAAAACATATATCATTTAAAGAAATTAATTAATTATATACAAGAAAGGTTTATTCAATTAAATGTAAGAGAAGAATATTATTCAAAGATACAAAAATTATTATATTATGAAAAATTACCAAAATCAAAAGATGAATATGATAAAAATGAAGATAAAATACCAGGTGTTAATTCTCCATTAATTAAAATACCAAAAATACCAAAATTTGAAGAAAGTGAAAAGATTATTGATATTATGGAAGAAGAAGAAGTAACTCAAGAAGAAGAATTATTACAAAATTCTACATGTCAACATGTTGTTACATTTAATAAAATTATGTATATTAAAAATGTAGACCCATCGGTTTTTGATCAAGCTTTATATGAATTTATTCGTAAATATAGAAAGTTAAATGTAGAAGGTGAATTTATATGCAAATCATGTTCTCAATTATTAGATGTTAAAAAGTTTATATCAGAAGTATTTCAAGGAGGAGTATTTACATTAAATTTATCATCTTCAACACAACCATTAGAAGAATTATCTAAATA